CTTTTTCTGGGTCAAACCCAAAAAGTCGTCCTGTAGCAACTACGGCATTTTTGATTGCAAGTTCTGTCTGTCCACCTGGGCCGGTAAAATCATCGTCATCAACTCTGTCGTAAATATCTAAAATTTGGTTGATTGTCTCAACTTGCGCATTGAAATTGTTTGACTCTTCGCGCAGTTCACCTAGTTGAGAAACATCTGCTTCTGCCAGTTTTGTTCGGGCAGCAACTGATACTCTGTCATCGCCCAAGTTTACGTTTACGCCGCCACCTCCAGTTTTTACTCGTTTGTTAGTTGCGGTGTTAATTTGATAGTCTGCGGCCTCATCTGCTGTCAGCCCATATTTATCAATTTCAGCCGTTGTCAAATCTCTAAAATTATCAAGCGGCTTTGCTGGCGCACGCGGCGCTGCAAACCCTGAAACTGTTTCAGACGTTGGCCCTAACGGGCTGGTGATTCTAGTGCCATAAATTGTGCCACCACCATCAACCCCGCTTGTGAACGCCTGACTTGTTGGCGCAAACTGGGCTTGACCAGCCATCTGAGCAAATGCCGTTGGATTAGCCGCTGCAAAGGCACGCTGACCAGCCGTCGCATTTTCCGGCAACATCCCCATGATTTGGTCTGTCATCGCGGTTTCACGCTCGACTTGTGCATCACCAGCCTTGCGCTTTAGATACGCGCCGACCAGTGCGCTAGACAGCCTGCCAAGCCCTTGTAGTGGCGTCCTGACCGGCGCAGAACTTGCGCCCTGCCCCATCAGCGCTTGGCCAAGGATGCGGCGCGGATCGGACTGATACGCCTGATTAAGCTGCTGAAACTGCATTGACGGGCGTTGGCCTGGTTGCATCAGACCGTGAAATGGTGTGTGTGCCATCGTTTACCTCAACAAGTAAGCTGCGCCAAGATTGCCAGCCAATCCGAACAAGCCGCCCAGATTTGCTGACTGATTTGCCATCGCCTGATTATATGCGTTTTGCTGCGCCGCCATCTGTGCGCCGAAAGCGCCCTGCGTGTCGATGCTACCGGGTGCAAAGAAGCTGCCTTGTTGGATTTGTGGGCCACCCAGCAGTGCTGCCAGTTCGTTAAAGTTCTGACCGCGCAGCGCATTGCGCTCTGCAATCTCGCGACTGCGTGCTTGATTAGCGATCTGGTTTGACAGCAGTTGATTGGCCACAGTGTCTTGGCGTGCAGCGTTAGCAAGCTGTGCATTTGCCGCTGCCTGGCTAAATCCTTGACCTTGTGCCGCCAGTCCGAACTCACCGCCAGCCGCACGCTCACCAAACTGTTGCGCTCTGATGTTGCGTGCTTGGTTGACCAGCCGGTCAGATTCCTGCCCTGCCGTCAGTGTGGCCTGCTGTGCCAGCCGCCCTAGCTGTTCACCTTGCTGTGTCTCCAAGCGGTTCACAGCGTCGTTGTAGCCTTGTGATGTGATCGGAATGCCGCGATCAGCTAGGTTCTGTTCAAGCGCCTCACGCTGCTGCGTAAACTCTGGCTGCAACAGCCCTAGCTGCCGGTTGAACAGTGTTTGCTCAATGTTACTGCGAAACGCCACTGGATCGCTCTGTAGGGCTGTCAAACCGGCAGTGTCAATGCTTGTAGGCATTGGCGTGGTCGTGCTGATCTGGCTCTGGAACGCAGGCAGGCCGGTGGTCGGGTCAATGTCCTGTGACTGCTGCACGCCAGCCAATGTCGGTGCCGTTCTGAACGGGTTCTGGAAATCAGGATCATCAGCAAAGATTGGCGATCCATCAGCGTTCTGACCAACCACTTGTCGGCCTGTGACGCGATTGAATGCCAGATTGCCCAGCCCCAGGCCGGTGCCTTCAGTCGCCGCACGCATCTGTGCCTGAAACGGTGTTTCCTGTGTAAACGCTGCCGCCTGCCCATCGTCCGGCACTGGACCCTGAACAAACTGCCCCTGGTCGCCAACAGATCCGAACAGCAAATTGCCGTAGGGCGTGAACTGCGTGATGCGGTTTGCGTTGGATTGCGCGTTGATCAGTTCGTTTGGATCAGGAACTGGTGGTGGTGAAGGCGCTGACTTGCCCATTACTTTGACCCTTTATCCATTTACATTCATCCCTCAACATGCCCCACAGAATGCCATCATCTGGCCCATGCAAATGCCGCAGCCTGCCCTCTTGCGTGAAGCCTAACTGCCTGTTCATTTTCATTGCCTTGGCGTTGGCCTCGCTGCACTGCACTAGCAGCCGATGCGCCCCGACTTGTTTGAACGGGTAGGCAAACAATGTATGCAGGACAGATCGGGACGCCCAGCGCCGGGAGGATGCAGCTATTGACGCCTCGATCTGCCCTTCCCTCAAATCATGATAAATGGCGGCGCAAATGATCTGATCGTCACGCTGCACGCCAATCGCCACGCTTGGCCCAAACTGGTCAATGCCAATGCGCTTTGCTGCCCATGATTTTAGATAGTCGTCTGCGCCAAAAATGATGCGGTTCAATTTTGGCTGTCCCTGATGCCTTTTAACGTCTCGTAAATGTCAGGCGGTGGCGGCTGGTCAATGTCCCATTGGCACAAATATTCGCGTGGCCGAAACTCATAAGGCGAAAACATCAGGGTTTCTTGTGTGTTGTGAGCGCCCCTGTAAACGCACGCTGTGGTGTCTTTGTCGATCTTCATGCACTTGACGAGGCGGCAGACCGTCAGATCATTGGCTGCTTGCGCTTGCGCTGTGTGCGCCTTTAGCAACAGCACAAAGGCTGTCAGCGTGGCCAAGCTGGCCCCGATCACAACAGTCCAAGCAATGTACTCAATGATTTTCTGCCGTCTTTGTCGGGCGGCGTATACGGCCTCTTGGCGCTGACGACGAATTTTGCCTTCCAGCGCTAACAGTTCAGACCAAGCCGCAGTTCCTCGCGTGAGTTGTATGGCCATTTTGAGGTGGTATCGTTGATCCTCTAAAGTCTTTCTGGCCGTGAAGGCTTCTAGGGCGAGTGATTCAATACTTTTGCCCTTAGTGAGCTTGAGGAACAGACTTGGGTTTTTAGCGCTTTTCTCTAGGTGATCAACATCTGAGACAGCCGACATCCACCTACTTAAATCTGCTGTCATCTGCTCTAGTTCTCGCCCGGCGGCAAAGCCGCGTCGGAGAATCTCGAAGGCCCCGGTCGCCACTTGGACAGCCGTTCCGATGGTGACTGGATCAAGCATCAGTACACCCTTACTTTTTTAGGATCGATAAATTTTGGTAAGCAATACGAAGTCACCGTCTTCCCCTGACGCGCAATGCGCTGAGAGAAGGACAGGCACTCGTCAAGATTTCTGAAATAGAGATCGTTTGAAACTAGCTTGCCGTCGATAAATACGAACAGCAAAAATGCGTGGATCACCCGGTTAGTAGGACGCCGATTAGCAGAACGATGGTTGTGCCGGCAGACCCGACCATGATGGTTTCAAGGCGCTTCACGCGGCTGAGTAACTCAATAAAACGCTCTTGGCTGACAGCCGTGAGCGTGTCCAGTTCAGCTTTGACAGAGGTGACAGTAGGCTTTGACATCACTCAGCGTCCGCAATAGTTAGAACGTCTGAACATTGCACAGTCCCGTCAAAAAAATCACTCATGGCTTGGTCGGCCAAGTCACATCATTAAGAGATGTGGCAGACTTGGTGATATCTCTTAAATCTTGACGATACTTTTTTTGTGCATCTGTCATAGTCAGGTCAGAAGATGCCCACCAATCTGTCTCAGCAAGTCGATCATAACGTTCTTTGCGTAGTGCAGAGAGATCACGTTCAGCCGCACCATCTGCCCACGCCTGTTCTTCTGCTTGACGTTCTGCAATCTCGTCAGATGTCATATCAACTAGCTGGTCGTTTACATACTTCTTCATTTTACCACCCCATAAAGAGTGAATGTCCCAGCCTCAATGTTTCCGCTACTGCAAGCAAATCTCAATCCAGATATAGCCTGCATGTTGCCCTTCACAAAACTATATTTGACAGTTGTAGAAGCAGGATTGCCACCGTTGTTCGTATATGCCGTGTGACCAAAAAGTCCACACTGATGGGTTGTTGAGTTGGCTGGCCCACTAAACAAAATCCCTGACATGCTCTCATTTGTGTCAGAGCCGACACTACTTCCAATTTCCATAGTGTTTGCACTATTTGTGTTAATTAGCTCTCCACCGCCTTCATTGACCAAGCCCCCTGCATAGGCAGAAGAATTTATCTGTGTGCCTGATGAGTCAAAAAAACGCACAAAAACATTCACGTTATCCGTGGCAGGAGTCAGAGTAAAATGACACTGATAAAAATCGTATGTTGAACTCATACCAGTCATTCCAACAGACGCAACAGCAGAAGAAACGGTGGTCGTAGAAATTTTTACGAGACCTTCTAAGTTGTTAGCCGAACCGGCGAGGTCTGCGAAGTCTCTTGCTCTGCTCATGATCCTGCCTCCAATGCTGCGACCTTGGTCTCAAGTGTTTCAATCTTGGCGATGCTTTCCTTTAGGGCTGCGGTCAATAGAGGCACCAGCTTGGATTGATCGATGCCTTGCATGACTGCGTTGCCATCCTCATCCACCTCGTTGTGTTCGCCCGTCACAGCCTCTGGCACAACGGCCTGCGCCTCGTGGGCAAGGAAGCCGTCAACCGTAGTGTCGGCGTCTGCAATGAAGTTGAACCGCTTGGGTGCTAGTGCCTTCACACGGTCAATGGCACCGGTCATATCGACGACTGCTTCTTTTAGACGGTAGTCTGAGGATGTGTTGTAGCTGACGCCACTGCCGCCAGACCTTGCGATTGAGCCGGTCTGTGTGCTGTCGTTGAAGAACACAAAATGGTCAGGCTGGTTACTTACAGAAATGCTGGCGTAGTTATAGCTAGAGGCATCATTCCTTTCCACATTTACTTTGGCCCTAGTTGTTGAGCCGCCAATGTAAACGACGCCGCTATCGCCGATGGTCATACGGGCAGTGTTGTTAGTGTTAAATTGAATTTGATGATTTGTTGTCGTCCCAAAACCAACGCCATCGCCTGATGCATCATTTACGAAAATAATGCCCTTCACGTCATTCGTGCCGAAACGAATGTTCACATCGTTTGCGTTGCTGGTCGGAGTGACGACAGCCAGCTTTGTATTGCTGTCTCCGTAGGTCGTCGGTGCGTCAGTCCCGATGCCCACGCTGCCACCGTCCGGGTTTAGCAACAAGTCCCAAGTGTTGCTCACGCTTTGAGAGTGATATCCTTGTAGGAACATACGAGCCTGAGAGCCGTCGCCTTTTTGGCCTATGTTTATGCCGCGATTACCGCCAGCGCCATTGCCCTCAATGTGCATGACATTGCCGTCATTAAGGCCGGAGACATCTCCTTCGATGTGGACTGTTGTTTCCGGTGAGGCGTTTCCAAGACCTGTGCGATTATTGCTGCTGTCCACCTTGAGCGTGTCGGTGTCAAAGGCTACATCGCCAGTGATTCCGCCACTAAAGCCAACCGCACCGGCAAATGTGCCACCAGCAGACGCAGACACCGTGTCAGCCACGGTGAAGATGTCGTAGACCAGTATCTCGACGATGTCGTTTGCAGCCAGCGCGGTGAGGCCGCTGATAGTGTTTGCGGTTGTGGTGTTGTAGTCCGTTCCGGCTACAAGAAGGACGCCGTTCAGGTAGACATCGACATATGCGCCGTCAGCAAAGGACAGCGTGACCGCGTTGTCGTCAGCGCCCGACAGGCTCGTCTCGCCGCCAGTCGCCGTGAAGTAGTAACGTGCGCGGACGCCAGTGCCGTCAGGAGATTTGCCGATGTAAGCCATTATGCTGTCTCCAGTGCTTCGATGCGGGCTATCAGGTCAGCGTTGCTTGTCTCAAGCGTTTCAATCTTGGCGATTGCCTCGCGCAAGGCTCCGGTCAAGAGAGGCACCAACTTAGATTGGTCAATCCCCTGCATTACAGGTCCATCGTGACTGGAAGACCAAGTGCTGTCCGATGGATAGAGAGCATCAACAGCGTTGCCTTTGACGTCTGTCGTTGCCAGCTTGCCAGCAGTCCAGTCCGCTTGCGCCACATCTTGAGCAAGCAGCTTGCCATCAGATGAAAGCACCACATTGGTGAAGGTACGGGTTTCATTGTGTGTCCCTGTAACAGCTTCCGGCACGACTGCTTGCGCCTCGTGGGCAAGGAAGCCGTCAACCGTTGTGTCGTCAGGGTCAGCAATGAAGTTAAACCGCTTCGGTGCCAGTGCCTTCACACGGTCGATGGCACCGGTCATGTCGGCTACGTTTTCTTTGAGGCGATAGTCTGAGGATGTGTTGTAGGCCGTCGATGAGCCGCTAGTTTGTATTGTGCCTACATTTCCATTTGGATTTTTGAACACAATAGCATTATGCGTTGCCGTGCTGTTGCTTTCCCAAGCTGCGCCGGAATTAGTGTAAGTGTATTTCACATTTAATCTGGAAGCCGTATCAAGATTTGCTGTAGTGCCAAGAAGCAGATTGCCGCTGGCGTCTATTCTGAGGCGTTCTGAGCCAGCAGTGTAAAGCTTAAAATCAGAAGCAAACATAGGCAGTGATTGGTATCCCGGACTGCCGCTTCGATTAAAAGACTGAATGTAGTCACCACCGATTTCAATGTTATTGGCGTTTGAAGCCCCCTGCACCTGAAACTTTGTTGTCGGTGTGCATCCGATGCCGACTTTGCCGCCGCTGTCAATGGTCATGCGGTTTACGTCGTTTGTCATAAACGCTAAATCGTGATTGGACGCATTACCAATAACGGAACTTGTGTCTCCTACAAGAATGTCAGCTTTTACGTTATTTGTTGTGTCCTCAAGACGCAGACGTGCGCTTGAAGCTGCACTAATGTGAAGCGACGTATCAGGGGAACTTGTCCCAATGCCTAATTTATGTCCGGCTGCAACTACAACATCGCCCGTGCCATCCGGGTCGAGGGTGATGTCACCGTTTGTGTCGGTGCTGCTGATGGTGTTGCCGTCGAGGCGGATGTTGTCGACGTTAAGCACATCAGTCTCAACCTGCGACGCGCTGCTAATTCCGGCAGGCTTTACTCCGATGTAACCCATTAGGTGATCTCCATAATGCTCATTGACACGCTAACTTTGTCGGCTACGGAGCAATCAATCTGAATTTTGTCGGTTGTCTCAAGCACGACCTTGTTGCCACTCAAAAATTCCAAACTGGACCCCACAGGAATGGGTGCGTCTTTCAACAGGAACGTCGTGGTGTTTGTCGCAGCCCTGCCGCCACCAGATGTGTCGCTGACCAGTTTCACACTGGCTGTCACCTGACTTGTGTGTACGTTGGCAAGCACCATGCCCAAGACAATCGTGGTGGTGCTACCAGGCGTGGTGTACAGATCTTCAGGCGTGCCAGAACTGGCTGGCATCACGTCGTGTGATACCACTTTGAATGTGTTAGCCATTCGTTTTCTCCTTTAGCCCAAAGCTATCGCTAACGCGGTGGCCTCGTTGGCCGCATCAGTGGCTGTGGTGGCACCGATGTCAGACAGCACCTCCGATGTTGATCTGGATTCCAGACCATTGGCAGTAAATCGGGCATATTCATCATCTGCAACGGATGAACTATCAATTTTGACTGCATTGGTGTTTGAAATGCCAAACGTCAAAGCAGCTTGGCCACCAATGTCTGACAAGACCTCTGACGTTGACCGGCTCTCTAGTCCGCTGGCTGTGAAACGAGCGTATTCATCGTCAGCCACCGAACTGCTGTCGATCTTGACGGCATTTGTATTGCTAATGCCGAATGTCAGACTGGCTTGGCCGCCGATATCTGACAGAACTTCTGACGCAGACCGGCCTTCAATGGCCGTGCCAGCCACGCGCAAGAAATCATCATCTGCCACGCCGCTGGTGAAGATTGGCACATTGTTGTTTGAAATGCCGGTGGACAGTGTGGCGGTGGTCGTGATCGCCGTGCCGTTCAGCGTCATGGCGTCCGCTTCA